ATCTTATTATGTTAATTCAAATAATCCAAGAGAATGGAGATATTCTTTGTTTGTTTGTTTAAAGTCTCATATGGAGTCTGTAAATCTCACATATGTTAGAGCCAATTTCCAAAATCCTTATCCAGTAGTTTGGGCATATGAAAATGATGTTCCCATGGAAGATCATGGATGGCATTTTACTTGGATGGGAAATAATAATAATAGATTAATAAAGTCTCAATCTTTTTCTCTTTTTAATGAAAATTTAGATCATTTAAATTATAAAAATTATAAAAATGATCACATGAAAAACTTTTTAACTAATTATGTTTTTTATGATAATCAAATATGTCCTTCTGGTGATACAAATTTTGTAATTAAAAAGTTTTCTACAAATAATCTTCCACAAATTATATTTGATTTACCAAGGGTAAAAGATTTCTTGTTACCAGAAATTAATCTACCTCAAGAATCTGATATTGAAAAATTAATTTTTGATTTTTCTCTAGATACAGAAAATCCAGAACATAATTTTAATCTTGGATTATGGTATGAAAAAAATGGGCATACTGCTCCTGCATTATCTTATTTTTTAAGATGCGCTGAAAGAGCAGCAAACACAGATAAAGAACTTGCATATGAAGCATTAATACATGGTTCTCATTGTTATGATAAACAAGGAACAAGAGATCACAGTGCTAGAGGATTATTATGGCAAGCTCAAATGTTTCTTCCTTATAGGCCTGAAGCATATTACTTATTGGCAAGATTTGCTCAACGTAACTCTTGGTGGCAAGATTGTTACTCAAATTCAGATCTTTGTTTGAGATTTTGTGATTTCGATTCTATTCCACTAAGAACTGATGTGCAATATCCAGGTAAATACGGATTACTTTATTTAAAGGCGGTTTCTGCTTGGTGGTGGGGTAAAGAAAAAGAATCTAGATCTCTTCTTCAAGAAATTAAAAATAATCATAAAATTAATGTTGAAGATTTTGATGCTATTCAAAAAATGCTTCTTGATTTAGCTACTGGGCATATTCCAGAGAGAGAAATTAAATATAATAAAAATTGGGGGCAAAAATTAAAGTATGATTTTGAGGGATCTAATGAGATTGAAAAAAATTACTCTCAATCATTTCAAGATTTGTTTGTATTAACTGCAACTAATGGAAAACACAATGGTTTATATTTGGAAATAGGTGCTCAAGAACCTTTCTACCAAAATAATACTGCTTTATTGGAAACTAAATTTGGTTGGGATGGAATTTCAATAGAAATAAAAGAAGATTTGTGTAAAATGTTTTCTGAACAAAGAAAAAATAAAATTATTTGTGCAGATGCTACAAAAGTTGATTATTTAAATATTTTAAATGAATTTGATAAAGGTACAATTTTTGATTATCTTCAATTAGATTGTGAACCTTCAGAAGTTACATATAAAATTCTATTAAAAATACCATTTGATCAGTATAAATTTGCACTTATAACTTATGAGCATGATCATTATGTAGATCTTACTAATTCTTATAGAAATAAATCAAGAGAGTATTTAAAGTCTAAAGGATATGAAATACTTGTTCCAAATATTTCTCCAAATGAATGTAGTCCATTTGAGGATTGGTGGTATCATCCAGATCTGATAGATTCTTCTATTGTTGAAAAAATGAAAGTAAATAATGATGTCACTGATATTAGGTCTTATATGATTCAGTATAATTAAATATAAATCAATTACAAAGTAAGTATTAATATGAATTTCACAGTTTATTCAAAAGAAAATTGCCCGTATTGCGTAAAAATCAAACAGGTGCTAGAATTATCAGAGTGTAAGCATGTCGTTTATACTTTAGATCAAGACTTTACAAAAGAAGAATTTTATTCTGAATTTGGTGAAGGATCTACCTTTCCACAAGTTATTTGTAATGATAAAAAATTAGGAGGATGTGTTGACACAATTCAATTCCTCAAACAACAACAAATCGTTTGACGATTCTATAAATACAAATAAGAACTCCAAAATTAACAGGGGTGTTGAACTTATTCTTAATGGAGGTAAAAGAAAGCAAACTCAACCGTTTCATATCATCTTTGAAAAGATGGTTTGCTTTCTAAATCGGGAAGTAACCGTCTATTTTGAATTTTCCTTTAAATCAAGGAAAAGAAAAGTAATTTCCCGAGGTAAAAGAAATGTTAGCAGTTAGTCTAGTATTCGGTTCATTTTTAACCGTTTTATTTCTTATAGTGGGACTTATAGGTGGATGGGTTGCTAGAGAATATATGATGAACTATCGGGAAATTCCAAGACCTCACCCCGAAATGTTTGATAATCAAGGAAATTTAATTCCAGATGAGGTAATCGCATTTAATTTTGAAAACTATCATGACTACGACGACACAGAAGAAGACGACGACGAAGGCTAAATCAACAACTCCTAAACAAACTGCAGCAAGTATTGATTTACCCTCAAATCCATTTGTATTTGAAATTTTTAACTTAGTTTCAAAACAAAGAAGTAATGATAAAAAAATTGAAGTATTGCAAAAATATAAGCATCCTTGCTTAGTAACACTTTTTGTTTGGAACTTTGATGAAACTGTTATTTCTATGCTTCCAGAAGGTGATGTTCCTTACGCAAGTGTAGGAGAACAGAATTCTTTTAGTGGAACAATGAGTGAAAAGATAAATGATGCTGTTTATAAGATGTCTGAAATGGGATCTAATTCTTTAGGTTCTCAAGATCAGGGAAAATCATCTATTCGTAAAGAATAATCTAAGTGTTATAATTTTGTTAAAGGTGGTAATGATAGTCTAAGTTCTATTCGTAGAGAGACAATGTTTATTAACATGCTTCAAGGACTTCATCCACTTGAATCTGAAATTTTATGTCTTGTTAAAGATAAAAAACTTGAAACTAAATATAAAATTACGAAGGAAATTGTTTCGCAAGCATATCCAGATATTACTTGGGGAGGACGTTCTTGAATATGAGTAAACTTCGTGATGTAATTGAAAAAGCACAAGGCACGGAAAAGCATATGGATTCATGGACAACAGCAGAAAAAGAAACATGTAAATCACGTTATGGATGTGAGATTTTAATTCAGAATGGATCTTATTCTGATGTTTGTACTAAAGATGCTCCCAATGATGCTTACATTGTAAAATATATGATTGAAGAAAAGATTTGTTTCGATCTTACCCGAGGTACAAGAACTCGTTTATTTGATATGTATTGGGATAAGTTTCGTGAGAATCTAAAAAGTATTGACTTTGGATATGGAAGATATAATCCAAAGATGTGGGGTTATAAAGCACCTGAAAAGAAAAAGAGAAAGTGATTTCATAAATGTCGGGAAAAAATCCCGGCAATTTTTTTGTCCTTTAAGGTTTTTAAAAATTGTAACATTTTATACAAATAATTATTGCTAAATATCCCCGAAGGAAGTATAATACTTCTATCGTTCATCTGGAATTCCAGACGGAAGTAAGCCGACTCGGAACGGATCGTTCATTCGCTATTCGCAAATAGCGAACGCAAAAGACGACTGAAGGAACGCTCTTTAACCTAAAAATCTAAGGAGAAAACCTAATGGCTAAAGTAGTATATCGTGGCATCGAATATGATACTCAAAAGCGTCTTGAGTATCAACAGCAAATGATGCAACAACCTCAACAGTACAACGAAACCTATCGCGGTGTTAAGTTTGTAAAGGAGGGTCACAAATGAACACTTACTTTGTTCGTTATCTTAAGAGAAAAGCAAAGAAAGAAAAACTTCTTCATCTTGCTCAAATTAATATGGCAAAGCAACCACAAGTTGCTTGAAGTAAAGGAGGGTTGATCCCCTCCTTTTTTTATGCTAAAATTCTGAGAGAGAATGGTATCTTATGGACAAAGAAAAACTAAAACTCATCGTCCGTAATCTTGAACTGTTGGTTGATTCTCTGAAGGCAGAAGTGTACTCTGATGTTTCTGCTTATTCATATACTGAGGCAGATGTGAAAAAAAGACCAATCTTAGATTACGACGAAATATTTGAGGATTCTGATTTAAATGACTGAAACATCAAGAGCAAAAAAACTTGTAAAACTTCTTGAAAGATTAATCAAACAAGATCATCTTTATAATGATGATAAAATTCAAGAAATGAAAGCACAACTTCGTGCTGTAAAAGAACAAATCAAAGAGTTAGAAGCACAAACATCGAAGGGATTTGGAAAGAAATGAGTGTAAAACTAATTAGCGTAACTCCAGATGCAGAAAAAACAATGGCATATGTTGCTAGAGTTAGCAACCCAGCGAATCAAGACAACGAAAATTATGCCAAGTTGCTTTCTTATTGTATTAAGCATAATCATTGGTCTGTGTTTGAACAGTCTTTTATGACGCTTGAGATTGAGACAAATCGTGGAATCGCGGCTCAAATACTTCGTCATAGGAGTTTTACATATCAGGAATTTTCACAACGGTATGCAGATAGTTCTTTGTTAGCAGATTATATTCCTGTTCCAGATCTTCGACGCCAGGATACAAAGAATCGTCAAAACTCTATTGATGATATTGGAGATTATGAAAAACTAACCCTTCAAAGCAAAATTCAAGAGCATTTTGCGGAAGGTATGCGCCTCTATAAGGAACTTCTTTCTCATGGGGTGGCAAAGGAGTGTGCAAGGTTTGTACTGCCCTTAGCAACGCCCACACGCATCTATATGACCGGTTCTTGCAGGTCATGGATACATTATATTAATCTTCGTTCCGCAAATGGCACACAGAAAGAGCATATGGATATTGCTTTGGAATGTAAGGAAGTATTTACAGAGCAATTTCCGTCAGTTGCAGAAGCAATGGAATGGATCTAAATATTTTATCTTGATTTCGTAACTTTATGGCAATTTATCCAATTATTCATGTAGATACAGGTGAAAAGAAAGTCATTGAAATGAGTGTCAATGACATCATGCAATGGTATAAAGACAATCCTGAATGGAAAAGGGATTGGTCTGAAGGATGTGCAAGTCCAGGAGAAGTTGGGGACTGGAAAAATAAATTAGTCTCTAAAAATCCTGGATGGAATGAGGTATTAGATCGTGCATCAAAAACTCCTGGCTCAACTGTAAAGAAAATCTAGTATGACAAGAAAAAGAAGGACGAATGACCAACCAATTGGAGTTGGTTTAACAACCCGTCAAATGAAGCGTAGAAAACCACTAAGTTCAGATTATTTAATTGATATTGATCCTCTTACAGAAAATCAAAAAAAACTTTTTGAATCTTATAAAAATCAAAAACATTTAGTGGCATATGGGTGTGCTGGTACAGGTAAAACTTTCATCACGCTCTATAATGCGCTTAAAGAAGTTTTAAATGAAAGATCTCCATATGAAAAAGTATACATTGTTCGTTCATTAGTCGCAACAAGAGAAATTGGATTTCTTCCTGGAACATATGAAGACAAGTCCGACATTTATCAAATTCCTTATAAGAATATGGTAAAATATATGTTCCAAATGCCAACTGATTCTGAATTTGAGATGCTTTATGGCAATCTTAAAGGACAAGAAACAATTAAGTTTTGGAGCACTTCATTTCTTCGTGGAACTACACTTGACAATTCTATTATTATTGTTGATGAATTTCAAAATTGTACAAGTCATGAATTAGATTCTATTATCACTCGTATTGGTGAAAATTCTAAGATTATGTTTTGTGGTGATGCTACTCAATCTGATCTTGTTAAAACTAATGATAGAAATGGTATTATAGATTTTATGTCTATCTTGCGTAAAATGCCTTCATTTGATATAATTGAGTTTGGTGTAGACGATATTGTTCGTTCTGGACTCGTCAAAGAATACATTATTGCAAAAATGGAAGCAGGATTTTAATGTTCAATCATATTGATGTGAATCTCCCAAAACTTGAACGGGAGACTATAGATGGTGTTCGGTATTATAAAGTTCCAGATTTAGAAGAACTTCTTCGTTTAGTTTCTATTACTTCTGTTACAAGTCATAAAAATCGCCAGTTTTTTGCAAACTGGCGTAAAAAAATTGGTGAGGAAGAAGCAGATAAGATTACCAGACAAGCAACCAGTCGTGGAACTGACATGCACAGTTTGGTGGAAAATTATCTTTACAATATTCCAGAACTTCCTGAAGTTCAACCTTTGTCGCAATTTTTGTTTAAAATTGCAAGGCAAGATTTAAATCGCATAAATAATATTCATGCTCTTGAAGGTTCCCTTTATAGCAAAGTTCTTGGAATAGCGGGAACCGTAGATTGTATTGCAGAGTTTGATGGCGAATTAGCAATAATCGACTTTAAAACATCTAAAAAACCAAAACCACGGGAATGGATTGAACATTATTTTGTTCAATGCGTTGCTTATGCATGTATGTTCTATGAACTTACAGGCATTCCTGTTAAAAAACTTGTAATTATTATGGCTTGCGAAAATGGAGAATGTATCGTTTATGAAGAAAGAGACAAATCAAAGTACATCAAACTGCTCACAGAATACATTAGAGAGTTTGTTA